ATCTATCAATGGTGATTTGAGCTACTTAAACTTAGACTGGAAGCCTGTGCCTATTATACCTAAGTTTGTTGATATTGTTGTTAACGGTATATCTGAAAGAACTTACGATATAAAAGCTTATTCGCAAGATCCTTTTGGTGTTCAAAAAAGAACAGAGTATATGCAGTCTATATTAGACGACATGCGTACTCAAGAAATAAATGACTTTGCAGATCAAGCTTTTGGTGTAAATCTTTATTCTAACGATCCTGAGTCTTTACCTGTAGACGAAGATGAATTAGCGTTACACATGCAGCTAACGTATAAGCAAGCTGTTGAGTTAGCTGAAGAGCAAGCGCTTAATACTATAATGGATGGTAATAGATACGAGTTGATTAGAAAAAGATTCTATTACGATTTAACTGTATTAGGTATTGGTGCTGTTAAAACAAGCTTCAATACGTCTGAAGGTGTTACTATAGATTACGTTGATCCTGAAAACTTAGTTTATTCTTACACAGATTCACCTTACTTTGATGACATATACTACGTGGGCGAGGTAAAGACTATACCTTTAAATGAGTTAGCAAAGCAGTTTCCACATTTAACCCAAGAAGATTTAGAGGAGATAGAACAGTCTAATGCTAGAGATGATGGTAGATATAATACTAGAATATCTGGAAATAGTAGATACACTGACAATAATCAAGTGTCTGTACTATACTTTAACTACAAAACTTACATGAATGAAGTGTATAAAGTTAAAGAGACAGGTACTGGTGCTGAAAGAGCTATAGAAAAAGATGATAGTTTTAATCCTCCAGAAGATATGGAGGCTAACTTTTCTAAAGTTCAAAAGTCTGTTGAGGTTTTATATGAAGGCGCTAAAATATTAGGTACAGATAAGCTTCTTAAGTGGGAGATGTCTAAGAACATGATGAGACCTAAAAGTGATTATACTAAGGTTAAGATGAATTACTCTATTGTAGCACCAAGAATGTATAATGGTAAAATAGAGTCTTTGGTTAGCCGTATAACAGGTTTTGCTGATATGATACAGCTAACGCACTTAAAGTTGCAGCAAGTAATGTCAAGGCTTGTTCCAGATGGAGTTTACTTAGACGCTGATGGTTTAGCTGAAATAGACTTAGGCAATGGAACTAACTACAGTCCACAAGAAGCTTTAAACATGTTCTTCCAAACTGGTTCTGTTATTGGTAGATCAATGACTGCTGATGGTGACATGAACCCAGGTAGAGTGCCTATTCAAGAAATATCAAGCGGTAGCGGTGGAGCAAAAATGCAGAGTTTAATAGGTACGTACAACTATTATCTACAGATGATTAGAGATACGACCGGGCTAAATGAAGCTAGAGACGGTAGCAACCCAGATAAAAACGCTTTAGTTGGTATTCAAAAACTAGCTGCAGCAAACTCTAATACAGCGACTAGACACATATTGCAAGCAGGATTATTTTTAACGTCAGAAGTTGCAGAGCAATTATCTTTGAGAATATCTGATATAATAGAGTATTCACCTACAAAAGACGCTTTCATACAAGCTATAGGCGCTCATAACGTAGCTACACTTGAAGAGATGTCTGAGCTCCACTTGTACGACTTTGGTATATTTATAGAGCTAGCTCCAGATGAAGAAGAAAAAGCCATGCTTGAAAATAATATTCAAGTCGCGTTATCTCAGAAGAACATAGATCTTGAAGACGCTATAGATATTAGAGAAGTTAGAAACGTAAGTTTAGCTAATCAACTACTTAAACTTAGACGTAAAGAAAAAGAGGCTAAAGATAGAGCTATGCAGGAAAGAAACATTCAATTGCAAGCTCAATCTAACGCTCAGGCAGCACAAGCAGCAGCACAATCAGAAGTTCAAAAAGAACAGGCTTTAGCACAAACTAAAATGCAGATAGAGCAAATGAAGTCTCAGTTAGGAGTTCAAGCTATGCAGCAAGAAGCTGAAATTAAAAAGCAACTAATGCAACTAGAGTTTCAAATGAACATGCAGTTGAAACAAGCTGAGGTTGAGGGTATGAAAAGCAGAGAAAAAGAAAAAGAAGATAGAAAAGACGAAAGAACAAAAATACAAGCATCACAACAAAGTGAGCTTATAGATCAAAGAAAGACAGGCGGTTCACCTAAAAAATTCGAGTCGGCAGGTAATGATATACTTGGTGGATTTGATTTAGGTGGATTTGAACCTAGATAATTACTAATTTTTTATATTATTTTATTATGGATGAAATTAAAGAAAACGACGATAATGTCGTAAAAGTTGATATGAACAACCTTAAACCACAAGACGAGCAAGAGAGTGTAACTAAAGTAGATTTTAGCAAACCTCCAGTGGTCGAAGAAGAAAAAAATGAAGAAGTTGAAGATGGTGGAGTTGACGAGGCAGGAGTGGTTGGAAGCGATGAAAGTGCCGACACCGTTGAGGAACAAGAAGAAGTACAGGCGGAAGAAGAAACACAAGAACAACCCGCTTTAGAAGAAATAACAGAAGAAGAAGAAACTGAAGAACCGAACGAGGTTACTGAAGATTTAGTTGAAGAAGTTGAAGAGGCTATAGCAGAAGCAGAGGCTACTGGAAAACCACTACCAGAAAATATTCAAAAGCTAATAGACTTTATGGATGAAACTGGTGGAAGCTTAGAAGACTACGTTAATCTAAACAAAGATTATTCTGACTTAGATAACTTAACAGCTTTAACTGAATACTATAAAAGAACAAAGCCACATTTGTCGGCTGAAGAAATAAGTTTTTTAATTGAAGATTCATTTGACTTTGACGAAGAGGTTGACGATGAAAGAGATATTAAAAGAAAAAAGCTAGCGCTAAAAGAGCAAGTTGCCAGCGCAAAGGCCTACTTAGACGGGCAAAAGTCTAAATATTATGATGAGATTAAAGCAGGTTCTAACCTTCCGCCAGAAGCGCAGAAAGCTATGGACTTCTTTAGTCGATACAATAAGGAATCAGAGGAAGCAAACAAGACAGCTGAGAAAGCTAAATCTGTGTTTTTAAATAAGACTGATAAAGTCTTTAACGACAAGTTCAAAGGTTTTGAATACAATGTCGGTGATAAAAAGTACAGATTTAACGTGAACAACGCTGAAGACGTAAAAGCAACTCAAAGCGACATTAACAACTTTGTCAAAAAGTTTTTGAACGAAGATAATACAATGTCAGATGCTAAAGGTTACCATAAGTCTTTATTTACAGCTATGAACGCTGATGCTGTTGCTAAACACTTTTACGATCAAGGCCGATCAGATGCTATCAAGGATAGTGTTGCAAAAAGTAAAAACGTAAATATGGATCCAAGACAAAGTCATGGTGAAGTTCAAGTCGGTGGAAAAAAGTTTAAAGTGTTAAGCGGCGATTCTTCAAGTTCTTTAAAAGTAAAAATGAAAAACAAATAATTAATTTAAAAACTTGAAAATATGGCAAGTGCAAAAGGAACACCAAATGCTGTACCTACGGGAACTCCGTCGGCAGTAAAAGCTACGCTCGCTTCTGCGTACGTAGACTTAAGAGACCAAGGTTGGGCTCAACAATATTTACCAGAGCTTATGGAGCAAGAAGCTGAGGTTTTTGGAAATAGAACTATCTCAGGATTTTTAGCGCAAGTAGGAGCTGAAGAAGCGATGGCAGCAGATCAAGTACTTTGGTCTGAGCAAGGTCGTTTACATATTCAAGGAACAGGTGCTTTCACAGGTGCTGGTTCATCGGCAGCAGGAAAAATTACAACTGTTGGAGCAACTAACGTACGTGTTGGTGATACTATCGTTCTTACTGGTTTAACTGGAACAGGCGCTGGTGTTACAACTAAATGTTATGTTACAACTGTAGACGCTGCTAACGCATTTTTCAACGCTGTACCTTACAACGCTGCAAATTTAGACGCTGCTTATGATGTTGATGACACTGTTACTTTCTTTGTTTACGGTTCTGAGTACACTAAAGGTGTTACTGGTAGACTAGAAGGTTTAGAGCCATCATTTGTATCTTTAGAAAACAAACCAGTTATCATCAAAGATTTATACGAAGTATCAGGTTCTGATGCATCTGCAATCGGCTGGATTGAAGTATCTGGAGAAGATGGACAAAACGGTTACTTATGGTATTTAAAAGCTTCAGGAGATACTATGTCTCGTTTCGCTGATTACTGTGAAATGACTTGTATCGAAGGTGAACTAGCTGCTGGTGGCTCTGGTGCTGCAGGCGCTAACTTAGGTGGTACTGAAGGTTTATTTGCTGCGATTACATCAAGAGGTAACGTTATGGACGGTGGATTTGATTTCGATGACACTGCTAGTGACAGTTTAGGTACTTTTGATTTAATACTAAAGAGATTTGACTCTCAAGGTGCTATTGAAGAAAACATGATGTTCTTGAATAGACAAGTATCTTTAGCAATTGATGACATGTTAGCTTCCATGAACTCTTACGGTGGTAGTGGTACATCTTACGGTGTATTCAATAACTCTGAAGATATGGCATTAAACTTAGGTTTCACTGGATTTAGAAGAGGTTCTTATGACTTCTATAAGTCTGACTGGAAATATCTAAACGATGCTGCTACTAGAGGATCTATCAGCAACGACGTTGATGGCGTTATAGTTCCAGCTGGAGTATCTTCTGTTTACGATCAAATGCTAGGGAAAAACATGAAGCGTCCGTTTTTACACGTGCGTTACCGTGCTTCTCAAACTGAGTCTCGTAAAATGAAGACTTGGGTCACAGGATCTGTAGGCGTTGCAACATCTGATTT